ATACATAAAATTGATGGGTGTGCTCAAATGTGGTGCACAAGTTGTAACACAGCATTCGATTGGAGAAGTGGTAAAATAGAAACGGGACGAATACATAATCCACATTTTTTCGAGTTCCAAAAAAGGTCACGTGAACACGCAGATATACCATGTGGAGGTAGACCGTCATTTATAGAATTAAATGAAGAAAATGCACCCGATGAATTATTAGATATATCAGTATTACTTAGAAAAATTGATAGAGATATAATATATAAATACGGAAACATATACGACGATAATAATACTCATTTGCGT